ATTCTTTCTGATAAACTATTTCATCAGCATATCCTCCATATAAACCACCATCTGGTCTATCAATGAAATAATCAACAGATCTAGAAATAACAACCGTTGTTCTAACAATCTCATTACCAGTTGAAGATATTTCTAATTCTAAAGGTAATTGTGTAAGCTCTTCATAAGGATGATCCTCGTCTATAGCCCAATGTTCTTCGTTCCATTCTTCCGCAGAAGATATAGCGCTAATACATTTATAAAGAACTTTTAAGTTTACAGATCTATCGTCAGGATCGATTATAGTTTTATAGACATAATCTCCAATAGAATATGTTGACGTATCGTCATAATCGGCCGCTCCAATATTAAATGTGCTATTAGAAAGATGACACGTTGTAGGTTCTATAACAGTTACAGTTTTATAATCGGACCATTTTTCAGATTCTAATCCAGATGATGAAGTAACCTTAACCGCCAAATTATAACTAATTCCTTGAGACCATCCTAAACTAGGATCCGAAGGATCTAAAGTAACATACTGCTTTGTAGGATTTCCTTCACTATCAGGTATTTCAGCTATAGTTTTTCCATAACATATATCGGTTCCATCGACATCACACAAACATAATTTAGCAGATGCTTGATCAGCATTATCAGCAGTTACATATGTCCAATTAGCTGTAAATTTCTCGTCAATAGTTACATAATTTTTAGATAAAGTTAATACTGGTGTATTTGGTTCAGAACTAAGAGAAATAGCTCTAACATCCGACCAAATACTTACAGTATCTCCTTTGGATAATCTAACCCAGAAATACCACGTTTTTCCTAATTCTAAATTCTTAACTATTAATGTATTTGTTTGTGAATTAGGAACCTCGAAAGAATTCGGCGGCTCAGTAGATATTAATGCTTCGCTATAATCCGACCATGAAATTTCAGCGGTATCGGCTTCAGTCCATTTCCAATCCCAAGTAACTCTAACGTTACCATCTCCGATGTTTTCTAAAGCTACTTTTTCAGGAGGAGCGGGAACGTCTCCGCCTAAAGTAACCATGTCGGATTTTAGATCGGTTTTTATTTCATCATATATATTATATCCTTCGCCCTGTCCGGCTCCGCCAATTCTCTTAGGTGTTCCATAAGAACCAGTAGCTGCATAAACTCCTATTTTGTAACTACCAACATAATCTAATGGTATCTCAACAGATTTAGAAGCATCAGTTGAAGCCATAACCCCAATATCAAATGTTGAATCGGTTCCTTCTTTACCTATGAATTTAATAACCATGAAAACGCCGCTAACATTAGAATTGTTGGATGCTGAAACGTTTATTAAGTTACCAGTTCCAGGAGTAACACTTTCTAATGTTGGAGATGCTAATACACGATCAGCTCCAGGTATAGCCCCACTAGTATCTTGACAAAGGAACCATGTGCCATAAGTTGTTATATTATTATGAACAGTATTCACTCTAACATAAACAAATTTATCTGATGGTGGCTGGGTTTCTATATCGAAACTAACCATCGTATTATATGCGGTTTCTTTAGACGGGGCTGTTTCAGGAGTTATCGTATTATCACCGCCAATGACGGCGTCTGATGGATTAGGATCTTCTGGTGTTTTATCCGCCATAGGGCTAGAAAAAGTATATTGGATTTTTATAGAATCTATAGGATAATTTATTGAATTCCAATATTTCCAACTAACAGTACAATTAACTCCGGCTCTATTATTATCTAAAACCGTCGCGTTTGTAACTTCGGCAGATTTAGGCGCAGAATACGAAATAGTATATGGAACAAAATCAGAAGATCCGGCAGGACCAGATATTCTGGCTCTAAACCATCGAACGGCAGATTTATTGTTTGATACTATTTCTTCTATTTGCGATATATTTTCTGCAGATTCGATCACAGTATATGTCGTATTAGTAACGTCTTGTTGTGTGATCCCATTCCACATATATACTCTGCCATCAGAAATATCGGTCCAACCATCAACATCATCATGTTTTTCGTATTCCTTGTCTAGAGCTAATGCGGTCTGATATTCTATATATGTACCCCAATATTCTCTGTCATTAACATGTTGATCAGCTTCAATTGTAAAAGTATTAGAATAAGCCGAAGATTGTACAACTGTAACTTTAGGTTTTGCTGGGGGAGATATTGTCATGCCTTTTGATACAGGCGTTGAATATTTTTTGCCTTTTTTTCCTTTAACTCGAAAATAAACCGCGGTTATTTTCTTATCTGTAATAGGATAATAATCGCTTGGAGTGTATTCTATTTTCTTAGAAGTAGCATTTTTTCCTATGTTATCTCCCCATTTTTTTGTAAAATTATCTTTCGAATTTATAGCTTTCTGGAAATATTGAGCACTGTATTTTTGCCCTTTTTTCCAGCTACAAGTAAAAGAGTATCTAGTTCTACTGATACTCAAACCGGTTTGTTTTTTTGGCATTTATCCAGTCCTCATTTCTAAATCAAATACTCTCAAGAATCTATTAGCGAATTCTTCAGGGTTTTCCGCACCATCAACATTAACGGTTATGTTATTAGATGTTGGATTTGAATTATCACTCATTTTATTCAAAGCATCTATAACATTATTCATCATCTTATTAGTCTGATAATCACTAGTCTGGAATGACGAATTGATACCTAAAGCTCTATTTCTAGAAAATGCATTATCTATCGAACTTATACCATGATCGAATTCAGACAAATCTATAACAGGTCTTATTACAGGATCTGATATATCAGCTATAATACTATCTATACCATCGTTACTTCCTTCAACAGATTTAGCGCCCATGGAATAACCAGATTTATATACTTTATCTTCATAAGATTTTAATCCAATGACTAATCCTTCTCCGGAATATTTACCAAGCTTTATAAATTCTTTTGATGGTGAACTTGAATCGATTGCATTTTTAGCACCGGCTTTAGCTTTGTATCCTAAAGCTGCACCAGCTTTATACGCGGCAGATTGCTTAGAATTAATACCCTTAACAAAACCTTGACCTGTTGTCTGACCTGCGCCATACAATGAAACTCCACTAGTTCCTGATTTAACTTTATTTGCTAAACTTCTACCAGTAGACGCCGCAGAACTAAGTTTTGCTTTTAAACCACTAAGAAAACTATTAGCTATTGAACTTCCAGAGGAAGATAAATTAGCATTTTTAGCCGAAGAAGACACGCCCTTCGAAGCGCTTTCAGCTAATTTCTTAGATGCTGTAGATATTGCAGACGCTTTAGAAGTAATACCTTTAGTACTAACACTTCCTAATGATTCAACAAATGAAACAGCATTTAATCCCAATTTAGCTAAATTGGCTCCCGTAGGAATTGGCATAGCGTCTTTAAACGACTGAACAGCAGGAGTAATGGCGTTCATTGCTTCTGCTACTGACTTTATAGCACCAGAATTAACCTTTGCGCTGGCTATCTTATCATTTCCTAAAGATTCAACTAATTTTCCAAGCTGTTTACCGAAGTTTCCAATATCTTTTTGGCCAGCAAGCTTTTGCCATACGCCTCCAGATTTAGGAAGAGTCTTGGCAACTTGAGCCATGGCGGATATTGTCTCTGTAATTGTTGGTATTTTAGCCAATATACTTTTATCCATTTGCACATTGCTAACTCCTGAAATAAACGTTTGTAATCCAGGAATAGCAGCGGCAAGTTGTTTAGCAAAAGTGTTTACTTCTTGACCACCAAATAATACCTGCTTAAATCCACCGGTCTCTGGAAGTTCCTGAGAAGCTAAAGCCATGGCTTTTACAGCTTTAGCAACATTTTTAACTTTTCCTATTGACTCGTCATCTAGATTTATAGATTGTGCTGCGGCTATAAAATGTGACAAACCAGGAACTGCAGCAGCCAACATTAAAGCAAATTCGGATATAGTTGTATTGCCGGTTACGATTTGCTTTATACCCATGGAAGGAGGTATTTCTGCCGCAGATGTAGACAACTGCCCCATAATTTGGCATATTTTATCAATCGTTCCGCCTTCTCCAATTAATTCGGAAGGTATAACCACACCGGATAAATTAGTAACTATATCTGGTATTTTTGTTGCAAAAGTCGAAAGTTGATCTGCAAATTCATCTAAAGTTGTATTACCAGTAAACGCTTGCTGGACACCTCCAGATTTAGGTATTTTATTTGAAGCCTTATTTATGGCGTCCATAACGGCTACTATTTTAGTTATTTTACCATCGTCGCCTAATAAATCATCCGGAATGTCTAAATCAGACAAACCTTTTGCCATGCCGTTTTCGCCTAATGCTTTAGCAACGCTTAATAAACCTGAAACAAATCCCTCTATATCAATATTTCCAGTAAACTTTTGTTTTAATCCTCCAGTTTTAGGAATATTTCCAAACGATGTAGATAATGTGTTAATTATTTTAGCTATCTTAGCAGCCTTATCTGCTGTATCGTCAGGGATTTTATCAACAGTTTTAGAGAATTCAACAAATCCTTCGCCAAGTTCGGACATCTTAGATGCCATATCACCAAATCCTGAGAATGATGAAAGACTATCAACAAATTCCGCTTTAGCCAATTCAACTATAGCAGAAGATAAATTTTTCACACCTTTAGCGGACTCAGGTGATATTTTGCTGGCCATATCAATAAATGGCTGTATATTATCTGAGAACTCAGCCAAATTATTAGCCATGGTTCCAAGACCAGATGTAGCTCCAGCGGCAAATCCGCCGACTATACTACCAACAAAACCGCCAATTGCGCCTCCAAGTTGTTCGGCAAACTTTCTTCCTTCTTTTATCAGCCATTCGGCTCCAGGTATCTGTCTTATTGCCCCAAGAGCCATAATAATAGCTGTTATTCCACCTATAGCAATAGCCAATCCACCAAGACCGGATAAAGATTTTTCAGCCCCAAGAGTTCCGAAAACAGCAAATGCTATACCTAAACCAGCAGCTAACAATGTTAAACTATTTGCAACCGATATAGCAGTTTTGGCATCTATTTTAATTAAAGCAATTATTGATGCTGAAATCATACCGATCGCCAACGATAAAGCTAACAATCCAACTTTTGATTCGTTAGCCATTTTTGCGGCCATTGCTAATGCAACCATAGTTGCTGTTAACGAAGTTGCAGCTAGTATTAATCTCTTTCCATCAACCATAGAAAGAACGACTAATGCCGCGGATAATGAAACAACCATGGTAGTCATTCCTATAAGCGACATAAGATTACCAGCTGAATCTCCAGCAGTCCTAGATGCCAATCCTATCATAGCTATGATAGAACATGCTATAACCGCACCTCTTAAAGCCTGTTCGGCAGGCATTATTGAAAATACTATTATCGCTGGTATCAATAAATCTAATGCGGCAGCCATGGCAAGTAATCCGCCAGGGTGTGAAGCTCCAGCAATACGAGCAGCAATAACCAATTCAGTTATTATAAGGCCAATAGCAGTGGCACCTTTTAATATAGCGCCCCATGGCATAATAGCAAATGCTCCAACAGCAAAGACTAATAAATTAACCGCCCCAGCCATGGCTAAGAAAGCAGCTCCGGATTTCATTATTTCGCCCTTCATTCTTGCTGCTAGGACAAACATTCCCATGAATATAGTTATAGCTGCTCCAGCCTTAAACAAACCTTCGCCATCTATACCCGCAAGTAATTTGCATGCCATAGCAAGAAGAAGCAAAGAACTTCCCATAGCCGCGAACGACATACCAACAGCAGTAACTTTAGCCGTATCAAATTTACTGCTTGTCATCAGAGCCATAACTCCAACAAGCATACCGACAAGAATTATCACACCACTCATGGCCGGTATTAATCTATCCGTTGGAACTGCCGCTAAAGCCACAATTGAACCGATAAGAATGGCAACACTTATGGCTATCATTTCAAAATTTCTGGCTTTTATAGATGCGGCATAAGTATTTGCAACATTACTAAGGGAACCGAAGAATCCGGAAATAGAACCTAAAGTTCCAACAGCAGCGTCGACAATTCGTCCCATATCACGAACTGTCTTAAACATAGCCGCTAATGAACCAATTCTAAATGCTATCTTAGAAATACTTTCCCAATCAGCATTTTTAAAAGCCTCTAAAACCTTATTTAAAGTTCCTTTAACATTTAAACCTTTTACTTTACCAGACAACCCATCAAAGAAATTGAAAATGGATTCTGAAACTTTATTAAATGTTTGTGATATTTTAGCTTTCTTAATGTTTTCAGTAGCATTTATCAACATAGCTACCGAACCATTTTTAGCTGATATAGCATTTACTCCGGTGTCAATACCTCGAGAACTTAAAGATTTAAAAGATAACGCATCCTTAACTTTCCCGAATATACCTGTAAAGTTTTTTAATGGGTTTTCGCCACGTCTGATAGATGATATCATATTGGCAAGACCACCAGCGAGATTAGAAAAGAATCCAACAATTTTTGTCATATTAGACGAAGATCCAATATTGGACAGTTTTCCTAATTGGTCAGTTACTTTATCTAATGCTCCACCAGCAAGATCGCCAACAACATCAATTAAATCTTTTAATTGGTCTTTAAGTAAAACGAAACCTTCTGAATCAGAAAATTGCGAGAAGAATTCTTTTATTACACTTATAAAATCAACCGTAAGTTTTTTAGCGGCATTGAAGCCAGAACTAAGAATATCTACAAATTTAGCTAATCCGGCATGTTTTTCTTTCCACGCACCAGAACTAAAATCTTTTCTAAAAGATTCTGAAAATTCTTTAAAACGTTTTGCAGCAGATAATATTTTTTCTGAAAACGTGGCAAAACCATTAGCTCCAGCTTTTATTCCTGGAGTAATGAGCTTTTTAAAAGCTGTTCCAACAACAACTAGTATATTTTTTACGCCTTCTAATACAAGTTTTCCAGACGCTAAAACATTAATAAAACTTTTTATTAATGCTACCATTACTGGATACTTTTTAGTTTGTTCTTCCGTCTCTTCTCCAGCTTTTTTAGTCGCATCAGCGGAATCTTTAGTAGCTTTAGATTTATCTTTATAATCTTTTATAAGCTGTTTTTCTATTTTATCCCACTTAAAACCATCTCTGTAAAACTGATTGATTATGGCTTGGGTGCCTTTGTAACTAATCCCTATTTTCTCAAGAGCATTCTTACGATTTTGTCCATTACCATAAGTACCTTTATACCATATATCTCTTGCTGCTTGGTACTCTTTATTTAAAGCTAGTATTTCTTTACCAGTCTTTTTAGAACTATCTTGTACTTTTTTATTAGAACTTGAAACACCTTTGGCGGCATCTTCTGCAGCTTTAGCAAAACCGTGAAATAAATCTTCTGGCTTAGCTCCTATCGCTTTACCTATTGGGTTGATTATACCTTCCCCGATAAAATCTGATACTTTAGTCGAAAATTTATTAATTTTAGAAGTAAATGGTTCTATAAAATCTTCGAACCTTTTTAGCACCGGCAATAGATAATTAAATATTTTAGTAAGATTCTGAAGCTTCGTAGCTTCTACTTGAGCCCCCATTCTACTGAATGCGGCTTTAACATTCGCTAACGAACCCTCAAATGTCTCATTAGCACCAGCAGCAGTGTCGAAGAAATGGAGCATTGAATCTGACATTATATCAAAGCTGATAGCACCAGCTCCGACCATTTCTCTTACATCGGCTTCAGTAACCGTCGCATGCTCTTTTATTTCTTCCATTTTCTTGGATTGTCTACCAAGAGCTATAGCATTATCGAGAGCTTGATTTTTTACTTTCGCATTTTTATTGAGATAATTAGCTATTTCAACAGCCGCATTGAAACCTTTATTGGAAAGCTGATTGAGTTCATCGCCCATCATTCTCCCCTGACCGGCGACTTTAGTGAATATGTATGCTATTTCGTTATATTCAGAACTTGTTACTGCGGCTACACCAGAAATGGCTTTTAATCTATCAGCCAATTCATTTGTGTCCTTGATTCCGGACGCTATTAATGTGGCAGCCGCTTTTGCAGCTTCATCCAAACCATATCGGGTATCATTTACAGATGCTAGAACAGCACCTTTAACACCCTCAAAAGCTCCAGTATATTTATCGAAGGTTCCTTGAAATTCTACTCCAAGACCCTTCATCAAATAAGTTGCTTGCTCGATGTTAAGAGCTCTTTTCCAACCACCTTGGATCATCTGTCTTGGGACAGCGGTTACTATATTACTTACTGAAGACATAGCTGCCGATGTTAATTTGTTAATCGCAGCCATGCCAACGATTCCCATATTACTAAATCGGCTATTAATCGTATCTATAGCTTTACCTAATCCACTAAGGTTGATCGAATTAGCAGCTTTTCCTAAACCACCAAGCGATTCTCCATTTGTTTTATCTACAGAATTTTTAAGCTTATCCAGAGTATCCATACTCTGTTTTGTATTTTTCTCAAAATCAGAGTTGTCAAACCGTAAGATGACAACATTATCGTCTAATACATTAGCCATTACGATTTAACCTCCTTCTGAATAAGCTGTATTATATTATCAAATACCGGCTGTAATGCTGGATTGATATAATCTCTACCCTGTACATAACCGCCAGTTCCAGTTCCATGTCCTTGTTGCAATATTATTGCAATTGGAACCCCTTTATTAACATGTGAATTTTTCCAACGAATCGTAAGACTATCATTTGTTTCTTCTATTTCGCTATACCAAGATTGGGCAGTAAACCCAGTATCTCGTGGAGTATACTTTTCTAATGCATCAGTGCCCATCTCAGCATATGTCATTACTTTAGAAAGAAATTCCTTATGATTCATTTTTTCAAGATAACGACTTGTATTTGTAAAATCACCCTTAACTGTTACCTTGAGCATATATTAACCTCTTGTATTATATTTTCTTTTACGTTCCTCATTTAAAGCTTGATTTCTGGTTAATATCTCTCTCCTAGACATTTTCTTTCCAGGATTATTTTTAATGTTACAAACTTTAATCAGAGCTATAAGTCTATTAAAATGCCACTTTTGACATTCCATAGGAATATTTAATGAAATCATCCAATAATACACTATTTCAGCAGTAATAATACTTGACCTGGAATGACGATCATCTATTTCTGAAAAATAAGTAGCAGTCATCGGATCATTAACATACTTATTAATTGATTCTAAAGCATCTCGATTTATAGATTTATATATAAGCGGATTAACATTCTTCGTTATTGTCATGCACTTTATATAATCAATAGTCTCGTCGTATGTTTTATTTTTTGTTGACAAATAAGATTTCTTCCATTTTGATTCCCATTTGGCAATCGAAACAAGAGAATGCTCCAAAACCAAAGTCTGTTCTTTTATTTGAATAAATTCATTCTTTCGTTCATCATATAGCTCTGTTTCAGGAACTAATATAGTTAACATTATTCTGTTTCTACTACGGAAAGATCTTTAGAACTCTCTTCAGCTAAATCATGAGGGATTATACCATTAACAAAATCAGCCGCGATTTTATCATCAGTTGCTAAATCCACATACAATTGAGAAAATGCTTCTGTCTGAGAAAATTCTTCTTTAAGTTTGTCATTCTTAATAAATCTCTTTCCGTCTGGTGATTTTTCACCATATGACATAAGAATTATTTGCTTAAAATATTTACTAAGAGCTGGCATATCCTGAGCCGCAACAATCTTTTCAATCATTTGCTGTAATCCGCCCTCAGTGGAAAGTTCCATTTCAAGAATTTCTGCTTTCGTAAGATTAAAATAGAAGTCTTCAGTTCTTTCAACACCGTTATAATCGGTGTAAGTAATTGTTTTTTTAAGCATTTTTTGCTCCTTTCTTGGATAAAAAGAGGAGGCCTGGTAATCAGGCCATCCTCACAATATTGTTAGTTTGTGGAACCAGTTGCGCCAGTAGCTCCACTAGGTCCAAAGCCAAGTGTCGAGAACACTTCATCTGGAAGAGGAAGCTGTGGTTCTGCCTGTTCAGTACCATAAAGTTTATTTTCAAGAGCCGTCAGTTTGGCCTTAGCTTCTGGTGTTGTGAAGTAGGTTGAATCTACAATGATATTAGCCGTAGGTTTATGACCAGTAACATTCACAGGAGTAGTATTAACTTCCCATGAGAAAGTAATAGCTTCAGGAGAATCGTTGATCGTTCCATAAGATTTTTCAGAAGGTGATGCCTGACATCCGTAAACAATATGGATCTTATATCCATAATCTGTACCTTCTGTATCATTACCAACTTTTGTCTGATAAGAGAATCCAAATACTTTTCTTCCCTGCTGGCCAATATAAACACCATCGCCAATTTCAGCAGATCCGTCACATTCAGCAAATTCCTTAGGGTATGTAAAAGCTTCAATAGTAGCCCCAAATTCTTCTGCAGAAATCAGATTCAGATATTTAATATCATCAGCATACTGAGCATTCGATTCTGCACCTGAAGGAGTCTCATTTACATTTACAAGACCATTCCAAGGAACACCAAGAGGATATGTGCCATCAGCCCCTACAGGATAGAGTACGCCTTTCTCGACACCAGTTTCATATAAACGCTTTCCGGTTTCGTCCCATACAATTTTTGACATTATTATTCCTCCAATTAATAATATATTGTTATCACATCATGATTTAAATTATCAGACGTAAAATGTCTATTAAAATTTGAATATTGAAAATGCTCAAGAACGTCGTGGGTTAACTCACTATCGGGATCTCGATAAATCAATGTTAACTCATAACAATCAATAAGCGTGTAGTTATTATTATCTGCATGCCGATTCCATATATCTTTTCTGTTATACACTATACAATCATAGGATAATTTTTTAGATTCTGGAGGTTGAAAATATACATTTTTACTACCAATTATTTCTTCCAACTCGGATTGCAGATTTAGTCTGCTGCCCATTATATTTACCTCCAACTAAGAATTAGAGCTAGTTTGCCCGCTGTAAACTCCCCCAACACTAAGAACAAGCCGAGGATACTGGAC